TTTATAATCTATCTAAAAACCCTTATAATATAAGGCTTTTGCGTTCTTTCTCACTCTTCTAAGTTCACGGCGTTATTTTGTAGGAAGTTGTACGGCTTATTTGTAGCTAAACTTCTTCATAGCGTCGTTAATTGTGCTTTGCTCAATACCTATATAGCGTAGCGTTTTGCTTTGGTCGTTATGGTTAAAGATCCGCATAAGCAGCACTATATCTTTAGTCTGTAAATAGAAGTGGTAGCCAAACGTCTTACGCATGGTATGCGTGCCTAAGTTCTCTAAGCCAAAGTGTAAGCCTGCTTCGTGTATCACTCTGTAAGCATACTCACGGCTTACGGCTTTGTTCCTGGCTCTGGCACTAGGTACTAAATACTCGTAGTCTTTCTTATCCTGGCAATACGCAGCTATAGCCTTGCTAAGTTCTGCGTTTACAGGGAAAAGCTTTTCTTTGCCCGTCTTCTTTTCCCTTAGCTTTATGTCTGTTTTGTCTCTTACGTCTCTTACTTTAAGCTTTAGTATGTCGCTTACCCTAAGCCCGCTGTAAATGCCTATCATGTACATAATGTAATACTTTTCGTTTACCTCTTTTAGGTAGTCTGCTATGTCTGTTACCGTCGTTTTGTCTCTAATCGGCTCTACGTAGTTCATATATTTTTATATCCTCTCTGTAAGCCCTGTATTTGCCCCTGTAAGGCGTTTTAGCCTTTAGACGATATTTATATTACCTACTTGCTTTTCGCGGCTTCTAGGGGCTTTCTGTGGCTTCGTTTTTCTTTAACTTCTGTAAAAGTCTCTCTATATCTCTTTGCTGCCGCTTAAAGTCGGCTGCTTCTCTCGTTTCCTTAACGGCTTCTATATTTCCCTCGCTATCGAAATATACTTTGCTATGTTCGCCTGGTTGGTGTTCTAGCGTATGGCATGATATACAAAGGGCTTCTAAGTTATCAAAGCTTAATGCTATCTGCGGGTCGTTTACGTTCTGCCCGTTTAAGTATGTCTTATGGTGGCATATCTGGGCGGGCTGTCCGCAGCGTTCACAGATATAATTACGGCTGCTAAGGTATGCAGCACTCACTTTACGCCAGGCTGTAGAAGCATAAAAGCCGCTGTTGTCGTAGTCCTTGTTTTTATACTTCATAGGCTCTAGCTCTTACGCTAAGCACTTTAAGCAAGCTGTTAATAGTCCTGGTTAAGCTCTGGTCGTCTGCGTGGTCTGCATAATACCATTGTGTAAGCAAGAAGTTACTTACAGTATCTACTAGCGGCTCGTTGCCCTGGTCTGCTATTTTAAGCCCTGTAGTAGTCTCAATATAGCTAGGGATAGCTAAAATAAGGGCGTTTACAAGGTCGTCGTTAGTTCCCTGCTCAATATGCAGCACGTTACAAGCTTCTGTTAAAGTCATTTGTTCTTACCTCTCTTTCATAAATAAGCAAAGGGGCATAGGGGCGTTATAGCCGCCTACACCCCCTGCATAAGGTCTAAGCTGTAGCTTTAGGCAGTAGCCTTAAAAAGCTTAACAAAAGCTTCAGTAAGAATAGGCTTGCAATCGGCAATAGCCATAGCTCTATAGTCGATAAGCCCGCTCTTAAAGCTGCTTTCTCTGCTGCTCTCAATGGTAATACCCTGCGGCATATTGTAGCCCAGGTACTTAGAGTAGTTGCCCAGGTAAGCGACGTTATCGGCAATATTGTCGTCAATAACAACGTCAAAGCCCAGGATCTTGCCTACGCCCTCGTTCTTCGGATCGGCAATAAAGATAGGTCTTTCGTTGCCGTCAAGCATACCGTAGAAGACGTTATACAGCGTAGCGTTGTTCATAGCCCACTTAGCACCCTGTGCGTAGCCCCTCTTAAGAAGTGCAACGGTAGAAACTACGTCGGCGTAGCTAATAGTACCCGTCTTAGCAACTTTAACGGCGTTCTGGGTTGCCCCTGCGGTATCTACCCAGGTAATGCCCGCTTCAAGTCCTGTACCCTGTCCGCTGCCCGTGCCGTTAATAAGAGCTGCGTTAATAGTGCCCATAACGCAGTTAGTAAGCTCTTCGACAAGGTAAGCTTCAAAAGCGTTAATGCTCATAGCCTTAACCTTAACAGAGATACTAAAGATCTTAATAAGCTCGTAGCCGTCAAAAGTCACGCTGCCCAGGGTCACAAGCTCACTATTAGCGGCTGCACCCTCAACGTGCCAGGCGGCATTAGAAGACGGCGTGCCTACAGGAATAGCAATCTTGCTAGGCATATGAAAAGCTCTAGCTTCTGCAATCAAGCCGCCCATAGTGCGGGCTTTCTTCACTACCTCGTTAAGGGTAGAAGTAGGAATAACGGCGGCTGCGTTAGTGCTGTTGTTAAAAGCGTCGTCTCGCTTCTCAACTACAGCGTTAAAGGCTGCCTGCTCGTTAGCAGTAAGCTTTCTGCCCATAAGGGTTTTATAAAAAGCACTTCTGTACTCTGGGGTAGCTTCAACGTCTTCGGTAAAGCTCTTCTTTTCCTCTGCCTGGTTGCTTCTGCCCGTAATAAGGTTAAGCCCCTGCTGCTTAGTCTCGCTTCTAAGCTCTACGTTTTCCTTAGCTTCCTTAATGCCCCTAAGCTCAATGTTAAAGGCTTCAATATCGGCGTTAGGATCTGTATCAATAGCAGCGTTAATAGCTGCGGCTCTCTCTTCCATTTCCTTAACGCTCTTAGTGCGGTAAAAGTTAAATGCTTCTGCAACTGTATTAAACTTCATTGTTAATTACCTCTTCTTTCTTAATTTCGTTGTTTTCCTGTACGGCTTCGGCGGCTTCTGGCTGCTTAACCTCTACAGGCTGCTTAGGCTGCGGCTTTTCGCTCTCTGGCACTACGGGCACAATATAGGTAACTTCTACATACTCGTAGTAGCCCTTTTCGTTGTGCCTGGTATTAGTGTTAAAGTGTGCAATCTTAAAGCCGTTGCGTTTAGCGTCTTCATAAATCGTTGCTACGTGTTTGTAGTCTGCGTTCATGGTTATTACCTCGCTTTCATAATCTGATTGTAAAGTATCTTAGCCCGCTGCCTGGCTTCCAGGCGTGTAAGTGCTGCCGCTCTTTCGCTACGTGCTTCAATACTCGTAGTAGGATAAGCGGGGTAAGGCACTACGCTACACTCGTATACCTTTGCTATCTGCCGAATAGTGCGGGTATTAGTGGCTGCGTCGTAGCTGTCGCCGCCCTCTGGCACGGTAAATGCAAAGCTCATGCCGCTAAGGTCGCCCCTTTTAACGGCTTCGTAAACCTCTTTAGCCCCTGCCGTCTCTGGTAGGTTAGCTTCAAAGGTTAAGCCCTGGTCGTCTACCGCTAAAGCCATTGTTTTAGGGGTTCTTGCAAGCGGTACTTTCCCTAAGTCGTGATTGTAAAGTAGTCTCACGTCGCTAAGGTCTGCCCCGTCTAAAGCCCCTCTTGCGATAATTTCCGTATAGCTGCCGCTTTCGTCTTTTATCAAAGTGGGCGTATCATAAAGAATAGGTCGCCCGCTTAAAATAAGGGTCTTGCTGCCGTCTGCCGTCGGCTCTGCTGCCCGTATTTCCGTTATTCTTACTTCTTTCATGCTTCTTTACCTCTCTTTCGCAGTCGCAAGTTTCGCCTATATCCAGGCTAGCCCCGCATAAAGGGCAAATTTTATAGTCGCTGCGTTGTCTAGTCTTCATTTTTAGCCCCTGCCTGGTACGCTGCCGCCTGGTCTGCGTCAATCATGTTTAACGCCTGTAAGCGTCTGTCGCCGTCTGTTACACTAGGTAAGTTAAGGATCTCTAAAGCCTGGTTAATGGTAAGCAAGCCCATAGGCATAAGCTGTGCAATAAGGCTTACTTTTGTCTTATTGCTCGTAAACTGTAGCCTGCCTGCTTCAAAAATTACGCTATTGCCGTAAGCCTGTTCACGCTCATTAAAAAGCTTTGCTGTAAACTCTTGCGACAAAGCCGTAGCAATAGGCTCTAGTACGCTTTCGTAAAAGGCACTATATTGGTCTTCGTCGTAGCTGCTGTTTACAATAGCTTCTGTTACGCCCAGGTAGTTATAGATCTTGTTTTTAACCTCTTTAGCCTGGTCTGCGTTCAAAATAACGGGCTTGCTTTCAATCGGCGTATAAGTCATTTTCTGATCGGTAGCTACTACGCCTGCCCCGTTGTCCATGCTCAAGTAGTCGTTTACAAAAGCTTCTTTTTCTGCTTTAAGCTTGTCTGCACTCAAAAGCTGCGTAAAGCTCAAAATGCCCCTAATAGAAGCCCCCGCCTTAATGCCGTTAATAATGCCCTCGTTCTGCGTCTGTGCAAGTTCAATACCTGGCATAATAGCGGCGTTGTCTGCCCCTAATAGGTCGTTATCGTTAAAGTATCTGCGTAAGTGGATAATATCGGCATAAGGCAAAAGTACCTCTTTGCCGCTTTTAAGAATGAAGCTACAGTAAATATTGCCCGCAGCGTCGCTAAGCATATTTACATTGTTAGCCGTTACGGGGTAAATGCCCTTAAGGTTGCCCCTGTCGTCTCTGTCCAGGTAAGCAAAGCTGTTATTGTATAAATACAAGTGGGTTACAAGCTTATAAAGAAAGTCGTAAGCACTCATATAGGCGTTAGGGCGTACCTGCAAAAGCCTGTTAATTTTGCTGTCGCCCTCTGCCTTGTTACTGTCTTTGTAAGTAATAACGTGGCTGCCCTTAAGCTTGCCTGCGTTCCTGGCTATAGCGTCTACTGCTTCCCTGTAAACGTCGTTAGCGTAAGCGTCGCCGCTGTAGCTGCTAAACATAGCTGTAGGCTCTGTTACAAGCTTAGTATTTGTTACCGCTACTTTACGGTTAAAAAGTCTGTCTATAAAACTCACTCTATAGCCCTCTCTTCCGTTATCGCTCTTGCGTTACTCTTAGCCTGGTTTCTGGCACAAAGCAGCAAGGCATAACCTTTTCTAGTTCTTCGTTTTCAATTAGCAACTGCTCTATATTGCTTATGCTTATAAAGCGGGTTGCTTGTTTACCCTCTATTTCTTCCTTAAAGCCCATAAAGCCCGCTAACTGCATACTGTCTGTATCTAGGGTTAAGTTTTCAAGGGTTTTCCCGCTAGTAAGCTGTAAGCGTTTCACTCTAGGCGGTTTAAACATTTTGTGTTTACCTCTCTTACAATGTATACTAGCTCTACATAATAATATCATATTACATTGTAAATGTCAATTACATTGTAAACATAAAATTAAAAGGTTTACAGATTATACATAAAAATAACGGGCTTACCTGTTTTACAAGGTATACCCGTTATACAATGTATATTTTGTTTAATATGTTTACTTAGTTGTCGGTAAAAGGTAAGTCGTCGTCGTAGTCGTCTACAGGCGTAAAGCCGTAGTCTTGTTCAAAGCAGTTAAATAAGGAATGATACACAAAGCCCACTTTGCCGCCCGTCTTGCCGTTTCTGTTTTTCAGTATAACGGCTTCTACGTTTCTGTTTTCGCTTGCCTTGCACTCTTTAACAAGCTTTATATTGTGCTTCTGATCGGTGGCTGTGCTTCCTGGCTTCATGCCCTGCGGCTGCAAGGCTAGTAGTACGTCGCTGCCGTATTCTATAGCCCCGCTTTCCTTAAAGGCACTCATATTTACTTCTGTGCTGTAATTATCTCTGTTAAAGCTACTTATGCCTATAACGACGGTTTTATAGTCTCTAGCCAGGCGTTTAAGCTCAAGTACGGCTTTGTCTGTGTTCTGCTTATCACTTGCCCGCAGCTCATACGGGGCTAGGATCTGCAAGTAGTCTATAAATACTAGCGGCGTATTACCTGTAAGCTTTTTATGCTCTGCTACAAGCTGCTTTACCTGTTCTACGCCTATGTCGCCTACGCCCTCGTATATATACAGGTTCTTAGCGTAAACTGCGTAAGCCTGCATAGCGTCTTCTATAAGGCTTTTTTCTTCCTGGCTATAGTTCTGGTATCTGCTAGCCGTTGTAATGCCCCTGGCGGTCTTAGCGTTCTGTTCCTTGCCCTCGCATAGCTTGTAAGTATATCTGCTTATACTTTTGCTTATAAGCTCACTAGCTGCCATTTCAAGGCTAAAATATAAAACGTCTTTGCCCTGGGCTGCTATCTGGTCTGCAATCTGTAAAAGCAGCGTCGTTTTACCCAGGCTGCTTATTGCCCCTAAAATATATAAGCCAGGATATAAGCCGCCGTCTAGCTCTTTGTCTAGATCCGTAAAGCCTGTAGGCGTATAAGAAGTGTTAGCCCCCTCTTTTATGCCGCCTATGAAGTCTGCCAGGCGGTTAAGTGCGGTATAGCTGTTATGCTGTGCTAGCTGCTCTTCTTTTTCTGCGTTTGCAGCTCTTTCTATCTCTTCTACGCTTGCGGCTATATCTTTCTGTAGCTGTGCCAGGTTGCTTTTATAGAAGTCGTTAGCGTCTTTTCTGCTCTGCTCTGGGTAAGCGTCTAAAGAGTAAGAAGCCGTTGTAAATGGTATATTATGCTCGTTAAGTTCTCTTGCGGCTGCTTCTGTAGCTTTCTGCCCTGCTTCGTCTGCGTCAAAGCTCAACACTAACATACAAGTAGGCGTTTTAGCTTCTACGGCTTCTATAAGCTTTCTATGCCCTGTACCGCCTAAAGCTATTGCACTACAAGCCCCGTTGCCTGCGGCAATAATGCTTATAGCGTCTATAGGGCTTTCACATACAAAGCAAGGCTTAGAAGCATATAAAGCAGCTTTGTTATATATCGGTTCTACGCCTGCGTCGTCGCTAGGCGGTTTTCTAAAGCTCTTGCCCTCTACGCTGCGGGTAAGGTAATAGCTGCCGTCTCTGTCGTATGGTATCACTATTACGCCCTTGCTTTCGTCGTAGCCCAGGCTAAAGCGTTCTACTATATCCTCATTAAAGCCCCTGCTATTAAAGTAGTCTGTTTTAGCTGCCGCAGCTTTACAGGCTTCAATATAGGCTTTGTATTTGCCCTTTTCTACGGGCTTTTTCTCTGGCTCTTTCTTTGCGGGCTTTTCTGGGCGTTGCTCATGGTAGCTATTAAGAGTAATGCCGCTTATGCTTGCGGCTCTCTCTACCTGGGCTGTAAAGTCTTCTATGCCCTCATACTCTTTTATAAGCGTGAATATGTCGCCGCCTTTGCCGCAGCTAAAGCACTTCCAGGCTTTACCGTCTTTAATGCTAAAAGCCCCGTTGCTCTCTCTGCCGCCGTGGTTGCCGCTGCCGCATAACGGGCACTTATACATATTATGCCCTGCTCTACGATCTGGCTGCGTAATGCTTAGCACGTAAGAAGTAAGCCCGCTCTTTAGTTCTTCTATCTGTCTGTCGTCTATCAAGGCTAAAGCCCCCTTTTTCTTTTTTCTCTTAAAAGCATAAAGTAGCTTGCGGCGGCTGTAAAGCAAGCCGCAAAGCCGTTACTTTAGTATTAGGGTACTAAAGTATTAGGCGTTCATGTAGTGCCCGTAAACCCTTATAGATACTACATTTTGAGTTATGCCCTTGTAGCACTTATCTGCAATTTTGTAGCACCTATCTGCAATTTTGGTAACACCTATCTGCAATTTTTGTAGCACCTATCTGCAATTTGCTAGCGTTTCATATTACATTGTAAACAGAGTAATACGGGTTTACTTTTTGCCTTTATGCGGGAATGTAAATACTGTGCTGTCTAAGGTTTTCATAGTAGGCATAAAGGCGGGGTCGTCTGGATCTGGTAGCTGTATGTCTTTATAAACCTCTTCAAGGCGGGTTTTAGTTCTTAGAAGTTCCCAGGTTTTCTTAAACGTGCGTGTTAGCAAAGTTCTAGGGTTTGCGGCTTCTTCTAATCGTTCTGCAAGCTGTACGTTACGCTCTATAAGGGTACTTGCCTTTATGCGTGGTATATTGTCGCCTGCCTGCTCAATAAGAGTAACAATAATAATTACGTTTTCTGCGGCTGCCTTGTTACGTTCCTTAGCTATGCTGCTGTCAACTAAATAAGAGTGACTAGGAAGTGTAAGCGGGTCGCCGCTCTTTTTAAGCTTCGGCTTGCCTGCTTTATCCGTGCGTAAGGATAAGTTGTATATAGTCCTTATAAGATAATTCATATAAGGGCTGCTAAAGGCTATAGTATTGTTTTTATCGTTATAGCCCTCAAAGTTAAGTACAGGGTAAAGGCTTTGCGTCGGCTTCCCGTTTCTCATTTCATGCAGCACGCCAACTATATTATGAAAGCTCTGTGCTTTTTCTATAACTATGTTAATTTCCCGCTTACTAAGGTTTCTGTGTAAGCCTAAATACTCTGCCAGGTCTGGCACGTACATAGTTATAACGTCGTTAAGCTTGCTGCGTTTCGTTTCTTCAAAAGCAGTAAGTATAATGCTGTAGAAAATACGCAGCGTCGGTAGGTCTATGTCTTGTATGCCCTCTTTAGTCCTCATGTTTTGCAGCTCAACTTCACTTATAAGCTTCATATCTGCAAAGTAGATCTTGCCGCTTTTGAATTTTAAGCCATCTGTAGTTTTTAGCGGCTGTAAGTAGGCACTACCGTTTTTATAAAGGCTCATGCCGAATTGATAAGGCTGCAAAGTTGGTATAGCTAAGCTAGTAGGTATTTTGCTGTATGCCCCTGCTTTTAAGGCGTTCTTCCTAGTTCTATAGCCTAAAGCTACGCCGTCTATATAGCTGTAGTCGCCTTTACGCCCGTAAATGCTTACCCAGGTTTCTTTTAAATGCTCTATAAGCTCATAGTAGCGGTAGCCGTCATGCTCTTTTAGATACTCTAAGTAAAGCTTATTAGTATCTACGTAACGCTCATAAAGGGCTTTAGGGTCGCCGTACATACTTTCATATACAGAAAAGGGCGGTAAGTTATTTAACAGGTCGTAAAGCTCTTCTGTGCTGCGTTTAAGCTCTTCGTCTTCTGGCATATCTTTAAGCAGCTCTTCGTTGCTTCTTATGCCTGCTTCTATTTCTGCCTGGCTTTTAGCTTTTAGGGCTTCTAGCTCTTTCTTCTCTTCTGCTGTAGGCTTCTCGCCCGCTAAAAACCTAGACAACTGTAAAAAGGTCTGCAACTGCTTTTTAAGATCTTCTGCTAGCCGTTCCGTGTCGCCCTGGTAGCTCTCTATAATCCGCTCGTCTCTATCGTCTATAATGCTCTGTATTTCTTCGTTCTGTTTGTCGGATATTTTAACGTACTCACTAGCCGCAGCAAGGTAAGCTTCTTTATCTTTCTCAATATCCAAAGAAGCAAGTACCGCTTCAAGGCGTTTACTTTCCTCTTCGTACTTTTCCCTTATTTCCTTTATACGCTGCTCTTCTGCGGGCGTGTACCCGTTCTTACTCTTTCTTCTGCTCATGCTCGTTACTATCCCCTCTTAAAAAGCTTTGTATATTTTCTTCGGCAATATAGTAGCGGTTTCCTACTCTCTGGGCTTTGATTTTGCCCCGCTTAATATAAAGGCGTACACTCTGGGCAGTAAAGTTAAGCAGCTCTGCGGCTTCCTGTACTGTATATGCTTTCTGTGTTCCTACTTCTAACATACTTATTTACCCCCGTTTCTGCTTAAAATGCCTGTGCCCTCTTTCTTAAGGCGTTTTTCTTCTGCTTCAATAGCCATAGCTACAAGCTTGTTTATAGCTGTCTTAATGTCTAAACGCTCTGTATAGGCGTAGTCTTTTACTTTTTCTACAAGCTCAACTTTCATAAGATAAGTAGCCCTTGTATAATCTGCGGTTAAGCCCTCTTGTACGCTACTACCTCTTACTAGATCGTCGTTACGGGGTCTGCCCCGCTGCTTCTTTTCTGCCTTTACCGCAGCTTCTTTTACGGGCTGCTCTGGCTGCCTAAAAAGCGGGTTGTTTTCGTTCATTTTGTAAGCCATTGTTAAGCCCTCTCTTTCTGGGCTGCTTCGTAGCCTGCCCTGTATGCTGCGGCTATAATTTCTACCTTTTCGGGGTTAGGGTTTTCCGCTTCAATCTTCTTAAGGATCTCTACCACTTCGCCAAAGGTTAATTCTTTCATTTTTTAGCCCTCTCTTTCGATAAGTTCTTTAGCTATTGCTTTATAGGATTCTGCCCCTGCACTTTTAGGCTCATAATCGAAAATATCTTTGCCAAAGGTTGGGGCTTCTGCTAGTTTGCTGTTGTATTTTACTACGGTCTTAAAGGTTTCTTCTTTGAAACGTGCCCGTATACTCTCTACTATTTCCCTGTCCAGGCTGCGGCGGGTATCGTAAATAGTGACTATTACGCCGCCTATCTTTAACCGCTTGTTAAGCCGCTTCTGTACTAGCTCTACGGTGTTTAATAGCTGTGCTACGCCGTCTAAAGGCATATACTGTGCTGCTACGGGTATAATTACGCTGTCTGCGGCGGTTAAAGCCATAAGCGTAAGTATATTAAGGCTAGGGCTGCAATCAATTAAAACGTAGTCGTAAGGCTGCTTAAGGTCTTCTAGGGCTTCTTTAAGTAAATAGTCACGCCCTGGCACGCTTATAAGCTCAATTTCTGCCCCGCTCATGCGTATATCTGTTGGTACAATGTCGTAGTAAGCTTTACCGTCTACAAGCTTTATAGCTTCGTTTATGCTTGCTTCGCCTTTAAGCACTTCGTAGGTAGTTGCGTCTTGTTGGTCTAAGTCTCTTATACCGACGCACTTAGTTAAGCTGCCCTGCGGGTCTAGATCCACTAGCAGCACGCTTTTACCCTCAATAGCCAGGGCTGCCCCTATGTTTAAGCAGCTCGTAGTTTTGGCTACGCCGCCCTTTTGATTTACAAAGGCTATTACTTGCATTGTTTTACCTCGCTTTCTGTGGTATAATATAGGGTAAGGCTTAGGCTTTTGGTTGATATAGTTACTTGGTCGTTGCTGTGTCTTCCTGGTCTAGGTCTTTTTTTATGCTTATAGCGTTAAGCTTGTCGCTCATGGTGTATAAGCTGCTCTGTACGGTATAAAGCACGCTATAAATGGTTTTGTTAGCCATGCTTAAATCGTACCTTTCGCCGTCTGTAAGCTCGTTGCTGTCTAGGTCGTACCTGTCTATAAGCAGCTGTAAAAGGCGGGGTAACAGGTCTAAGCCTGCCGTTGCGTCTTCTACTTCGCTAAAAACTTCTCTAACGTCTCTAAGATCTGTAGGCTGTATACTCAATATAAACACCTCTCTTTCATATACACGCCTAAGCCCTTAGCCCTATTTACACTATAAGAGTATAGCGGCTATTTTTCTGTTTGTCAACTATTATCTTGTAAACATTAAAAAATAAGTATTACTCTGTATACATTGTAAACAAAAAAGAGACTAGCGAAAAGCTAGCCCCTCTTTTATCCTTAAAAGCTTCTGGGTGGTTAAAGCTTATTAGGGTCGTAAGGTAAAATTGTCATAGAAGACGGCTTTGTAGTAGTGCTTTTAACGTATAGTACCAGGTCGCTTTTATAGCCCTCGTAGTTGTCTACCCTCGTTACCTGGTATAGTACGCCGTCGTACAATACGTAGTAGTCTTGCGGGTAAGCCTTGTTAAGTGCTGCAAGGTAGTTAATAGCAATCTGGCTTTCTTCCTTTGCCGTCGTCGTGTGGCTTGCATAGATAAGCGTAGCACTAAGCTCTTTATAGTAAGCCCATAAGGTAGCCTGCGGGTGAATAGGCATATAGCCCGTAACTCTAAAGCCGCTGCTGTCTCTGTCTTCAACTTCTTTATAGACTACTACTTTTTTGTCTTTTAGGAAGTATTGCTGCCCTGCTCTTTTTTGTCTCATGTTTATTACCTCTCTTTTTATATAGCGTTTAGGTATTCGTTATAATGCTCTAATAGCCCTACGTAAGCGTCTAGTAGGCTCGCTAAGCCGTCTATGCGGTACTTAGGGTTATTTGCCTTTATAGGCTTAATATTGCCGTTGCTGTCCTCTTGTACGCCCGTGTTAGTGATACACCAGAGTAAAAGCGGGTTAGCATTGTAGTTTATCTTCTTAGCGGCTAAGTCTTGCCCTAATTGCTGCATAGGTAGGCTAAGCGTCTTTACGCCCTGGTAGCACTTAACCATTACAAAGCCTGCGGCTTGCATTTCCTGTACCCAGTAAGCAGCACTATAAGGGTCGTAGTAGATCCAGGCGGGCGTTATACCGTACTTTTCTACCATTTCCATAAACCAGGCTGTAACGTCGCTGTAGTTTATGCTGTTGCCCTCGCAAAGCCTTAATAGCCCTGCTTCTAGCCATTTATCATACGGTATTTTTTCGTCGTGTACTCTCTGCTCAAAGCTATCTTTAGGCAAGAAGTACATTTGAGTAACGTAACGCTTTTCTTGCTTATCCATGAATAGCAGCGTAGCCGCTGTAAGGTCGCCGCTTCTGCTTAGATCTGCCCCGCCTATTGCGTAGTACCCGTTAAAGTCCTCAAGGTTAAAAGTCTCTGGGTTGTTTGCGTCGTCAAACGTAAGCCAGGTACTAGCTACGGTCTGTATTACGTTAAAGTCTTTCACTAGCACGCCCGTTAAGTCTCTGGGGCTTTGTTTTGCCCTCTCTACCTTGCTTATAAGGTCGTCTAGCTTCTTAATATGGTTTAAGCCAGGGTTAGCCTTTTCCCACTTCATAGGGTCTAGCCACTCTTCTTTAGCGTCAAGCTCGTAAATGATCGGTAAAAAGTGCGGATCTGTTATAGTGCCGTCGCATACGCTACAGGCGTATTTATACATATCGTCAAAGATACATTCTCTTACCGTTCCCGCCGTCGTTATCATTATTAAAAGCGGCTGCCGCCTGGCACTCTGGCTTTGCTTCATAACCTCATATAAGTTACGGTCTTTAATGCTGTGCAGCTCGTCAATGATAACTAAGCTACTGTTTAAGCCGTCTAGCGTGTCGCTGTTCTTTCCTAAAGGCTGCATTTTGCTAAAGGTAAGGTTAAAGTACAGGTCGCTTTTACGCTTCTTAATTACCTGTAAAAGATCTGGGCTTTGTCTTACCATATTGTAGGTTTCAGTAAAGATTATTTTAGCCTGGTCTTTCTTACTCGCTACGCTGTACACTTCTGCCCCTGGCTCATTGTCTGCAACAAGCATATACAGGGCAATACCACTAAGTAGCACGCTTTTACCGTTCTTACGGGCTACATAGAAAAGCGTTTCCCTGTACTTTCTGTAGCCTGTCTTCTTATCAATGAAGCCAAACAAGGCACTTATAAAAGCTTTCTGGAATAGTTCCAGGCGTAACGGCTGCCCTGCCCACTCGCCTTTAGAGTGCTTACAAAAGCGTTCTATAAACTCTATAGGTCTTTCGGCTCTCTTCTGGTCGAATATATAGCCGTCTTTAGGGTTCTTTATGTCGTCTACAAGCTTTTCATACTGCCGCCTAAGTCGCTTGCTTACGGTACACTTGCCCGCCTGTATGTCCTGGTAATACTGCTCTATATAGTTCACGCTTACCCCTCTTTTAGGAAGTCATAGACGGCGTTACTTTTTTCTGCTTCCGTGCTTTTGCCCATAAGGTCGGTTAATTGCCTATTCATAACGCTATACCGCTGTACCATTGTGTTATAGCCCTTAAGTGCGGGGCTTTCTCTTAAGAAGTTCTGCTTACCCTGGGTAAACTCTTCAACCTCGCCGCAGTTTTCAATCTGTGTTTTAAGGTTTGCAAGGGTCTTTTCCATAAAAGTAAGCTCTTCTATAAGCTTTGCGGCTATAGGCTTCTTATCTTCTGGTATCTTTTCTAATATCGTTTTATATGCGTTCTTTCGTGCCATATAATAGCCCTCTTTTCCTGTATACTCTGTTTACAATGTATAACCCCCTTTCGGTTTTTTCCTTAGCGGGGTTTTCTTAAG